AATTTTAGGGGTATCCAATCATACTGGGTACCCTACCAAAACCCTCTGTATGGTCAAATATAGAGGTTTATTTCCAATATTTATCTGGCAAATCTGGGTGTTTTAAATCTGAACCATCTCCGCCAGTCTTTTTACTGTAAAACTTTACTCCCCACAATCTCCATTTTTCACTGGTGTGTGTAAGACTATTATTAAATTTATCAAATTCAATTCCACTATCTCTCATAACAACTTCCCATTTTCTATTACCTACATAGTAAAGAATATCTGCGTAATAATAATTTTCTTTTTTGCTATAACGTAGACCATTTATTCTTAAAGATTTATCAACTAATAATGGCATGGGTTGCCATGTATCACGATAATATTTAACCAGGATAGGCTTCATAGGGTTGTCTGATGTTATTGCTGTCATTTATGGCACTCCTTTATGTGATCTTCTTGTAGTTTAATAAAATATCTCTTCAATGTGAGAGGTCTAATAATTCTTTCTTTTTTATATATAGGTGTGAGTTGAGTAATTCTTAGCCTGGTCACTGGTATATTATAAAATATTAAAAAGCTCGGTAAGCCAGCTCTTTGTGCTAATCGTCTAGTTGTGGTGCAAGTCTTATAAGTTTGGTTTTTATCAAAAGCAGTTTCATATAAACAAAGTGGCTCATAACATTTTCTACAAACTGACACCAGGTCAATATCTATAGCAGCTATTTTATCTTCAATGCTGCGGTGCCACTCATTAAAATCATCTCCCCTACTATGATAGATTTCTCTTGCCAAGGATTATTTTTTCTTCTCCAAATTTATTATTCATAGTTTTCTGTTTTACTATTTTTAAATTTTTATTTTCTTTTTCAATTTGCTTTAGAATTTTCTTTATTATGGGTAATGGATTATTAATTTTTTCCATACTCTTTTCCCTTTTGTGTGATCTCTATAGACCTGGCGGTGTTCGGTAAGACAGTCACATATCCCTTTTTTGCTAACTGAAAAACCATGTTGCTAACAACATTAGGAGTTTTGTATTTTAAAACTTTAGCCATCTCTGAATATGTAGGAGCATACTGGTTTTCGTTCCAATAATCTTTTAAGGCTACTAAAACTTTTGCTTGTTTAGGTGTCATTGCTCTCCTTAATATGACCTTGTGCTGGCGGTATGCTTCCAGTTTCTTGCAGCTTTAATACTTTTGTAATACCAGTATAAGCTCCTAAGTCATCATAGTTATCTTGATTAAAACCAGGCTTAGTACATCTTACTAATTTAAGTGCAGCCATACATAGAGCTACATCACTAGATCTTAATTCTGTTTTTAATTTATTTCTTAAAACTAAATTCCAAACTGTTGCTATGTCAGCATGAGTTTCTTTAAAATCACCATGTTGATCTTCTCTTTGTACAACTACTAAATCTCTAACCTTCCTGGTATATCTATCAAAAGCATCATACTTTTCTTGCTCTACAGAAGTTCTGTTAAGTTGATGAAACGCCTCTGACATTAAAGATCATCTTCTCTTTTATCTAAGATCTGGAACCCAATATACTTTCTTCCACTATCAGCCATGTTTTTATACCCATGTAATTTAATTTGTTCCCCAGCTTTTACATCCCTAGGCATTGATATAGTTCCATAATAATCATGTTTATCACTGTCTTTTTTTGGTTCGTTTGAAAACATATTACCTTTACCTAATTTTAATTCATAACCACTCATTGATACCTTCTTTCTTTTTGTTGTATGTTTGTTGTAGAGTTTCATTATTAATTATCTGATCTCTATGCTTAGAAAAAACCTCTTCGACATCTCCTAAATGTTTTGCACTATCAAATAATTTTATGATCTCATCGTCTTTCTTTTTTGAGAGTGGCACAATTTTTGTTTTAGGAGGCTCTATTGATGCACCACTCTCATTTGCGGAGTTCTCTTGTTGCTCGCTTTGCTCAGAAATAAACTCTGCTATCTCGTCAGCACTAGCAAACTCGCCTCCATCCAAACCTAATGCACTCATCATACGACCTAGACTAACAGTCTGTGCCATCTCAATGACTTTATTAGACCTTGAATTTTTATAAACCTCACTTAAACCTACTGCATAAATTTTTTCATCTTTTTGTAGCCAGGACTTACAGATAATAGATTCATCTCTATATTCATAGTCAGTACGCATTTCATATTCCATGCCAAAGACTTCTCTAAATATTCTTAATCTATCTTTTACTGGTGTGTAGTGATTGCCTTTTAACTTTATGCCATCTACCTCTGCTAATCTTCTTTGACACTCAGTTATCTTGTCTGTTGTATCCATAAAACTCCTTTGCTTTTTCTAAATGTTCTGTGCCTATATCCCAACCAAAGTGACTAAAGTCTGGCTCGATAAATTTTTTACCATCATTAATAGATGCCAAGTTTTGTTTGACTAAAAGTTTGTTTCTAAATTCGTGCATCAAATCTTTTGGAAAGTATTCGTCTATGTCATAAATGGCGTAATCTTTTTCACTGGCATAAACTAAAAATGCTTTGACATCTTTTGTAAAACTATAATAGAAGGCAGTTTGTAATAGGTGATTATAACTTGGCTTCTTTGGTGAACTAGATTTAGAAGCAGCAAAAGGTGTACCATCTTTTTTAGTACCAGTTTTTTGTGATCTCCACTTTGTTTTTAGCTCTATAATAAGTTTTTTTGACTGTGCGTCTGTTCTACCAATGGTAGGCATAAACACCCCTTCAAAGGTTCCAGAAACGTAATTTTCAAATAATATTTTATCCTCTTTAAGAATACCTACTTCTTCATAAGCCTTATAAGCATTTAATATTGTAGGTAAGAAAGATTCTTTATCTTGATCTATTTGCAGCCTATCTTTGTCATCAACACCAAGGTATGGCTTTGATCCTTTAACCTCACTCATAGTTTTTGGCTGCACACCACTAGTTATCCATTGATCTAATCCATTGCCTACTTGCACACCAGAGTTCATTTTAGAAGAACCTTTAAAAGATCTTCTGGTTTCCTGGTCACAATTAAAATATTTCCAATACCATTGATCTACAGGCATATTTGCTTGGCTTGGTGAGAAATGGTTGAGGTTTTTATCTAAGAAATACTGTGGAATACTACTGTTCATATATGCAACTATTAAACTTTATATAAATGTGCAAGTAAATGTCTATTTAGACATTAAAAGACTATTTAATTAACAGTTAGGTATATATCTAGTGTAAATGACGCAATTAGTTGTGGATAACGTATTTAAGAAAAATTAAAGTGGAACAGTTTTGTAATTAAACATCTTAGCATTAGAGCTAGACATAAACTGTGCAATTTCTTTTACTTCCATGTTTTGTCTTACATGAAAAGTCATAAAAGAACTGACATTGTATCTATTATTATGAAGGTTTGTTGTTGGCTTACGAAGAACACAAAGCTCATAATGAGATTTATCTTCACTCTCTATCAAGCCAAATATCTCAGTTTTATCAATCGTTCTAGGATCAACAAAAGGTGTAAAACATAATATATAACCAAAATCCCACTCTCTAGTTCTGTTTAAATTTTGCATAATAATTAAATCTTTTCTTCTTAATTGCGGATGAGAGCTAGCTGGAAGTTCTAAGTAATGAGATTCTTTTTTATTATCGTAAAAATAAATTTGGTCATCTTGGTTTTGAAAACAATTAATTAATTGAAGTATAGGTTCTTGATATATTTCTACTGGTACTATTTCTAAGTATGAAGCTATTCTGTTTATTTGTGAGGCTTTTAGATCGTGATCTGGATTACTAACTATTCTATTCATAGCTCTATGCGTAATACCTAGGTACTCTGCACACTCTTTTTGATTTTTACCTACTTTTTTTGCTTCGTCAAAAAAATGTCTAAGCCTATGTTTCATAAAGTAAGGAATATGATTTATTGTATTCACGAACACAAGATAACAAATAGAACTAGAATGTCTATGTATAACTACTAAAATGTTCTAACATAGGTATATGGTCATATATGGTCTTTTAATGATAAATTTAGACCTATATGGACTATTTTAAGCTCGCAGTTAAAAAATCCAAGAATATCAACTTAGTTATATGGCGTGATCCTACTGAAGAAACTGGCTGGAAAGAGAAGTTTGATGGTTCAGCTAAATATGTCATGGAGTGTGGATATGTCGTTCCTAACCCTAAAATACTTGGGGATTGGATCGTTTATCGTTCCCAATGCTTAGAAGATAACGACAGAGGAGCAGAAATCTATCTGCCAGGCGGCTGCATAGTCGAAATGATACCCCTCCAACTAACAGAAAACAGAATGATTTTTAATGAAAAAAAGTAATGCACCTCACCCTATTTGGAAAGACTTAGCACAACACTACAAAAAGCTAATAGAAGAAAACAAATTTTGGTGGACTAACTATGAAAAAGATTGTGAAAGACAGGCTAAAAGGCAATGCTCCTCAATAAGTGGAAACTCCTAAAGTTCGTTAATGCCGATTGTCGGCTCAACGATACTTCACGCAGAGTGATGTTTTATCTTTTAGATAGAGCTAACAATAAAACTGGAAAACTATTTCCCTCTCAACAACGCATTGCAGATGATGCCAACATATCCCTTATCTCTGCTAGAAGAGGAATAAAAAAGTTAATCGACTGTGGTTATCTTGTTCGTAATGTCAAAGGATATCCAGGCAGAGCTAACGATTACAGCATTGATTATAGATCAGTTGAGTACCTAACAGAGATCAGCACTGATCGCAACATAGATCAGAACAGATCGGAACATAGATCAGCACTGATCCCCCAATTTACTAATAATCAACTTAATGAATTAACTAATAAATCAACTGAGAGGAGTAATGTCGTGGAAATAAAAGATATGGTGAAGCACATAGCAAAGATTAAATCTATGAAGTATCGATCAGTAGTCGATAGTGGAAGAACTTATCATCAGAATATGGAACATAAGTATCGTAATCAGATGTTATACAAACTATCAAGAGATCGTTATTCAGAATGGATAGATAAACTTAACGATGAAGAAACACACACTGAAGCATTGAACTACGCTAAGATGATGTGTAATGGTAAATGAGAGCTGAAAAGAATTTACAGCGATTTACTATTGAAGTTGACAGCTACACATTGTGGAGCTGGTTTGAAGAAAGTATGAGAACTGCCAGAAGATTACCGAGCATCAAGCCTAAAGGATATAAAGCACAATGGGTTGATATACCTAAGGATTGGCTCGCTTATGGATGGGATAAGGCTTATATCAAGCTACCTCCACCTTCTGGCAAACAGATTACTCGATTAGCTTTAGTGCATGACTTGATAGCTTATGTGAAAGATGAAGATGAACGCAAGATGTTATGGTATCGAGCTAAGAAACTACCTTGGAAGAAGATGGAGTATCTCTTTGGTAAGCACAGATCCACACTATCAAAGAAGTGTAAAAACAATTTATTTATGATGACCTTTGTTGCTAACGATGAAAAAACAATTCGACAAAGACTACAATATTGTATATAGATTGTATTAGACTGGATTCAGTCTGTATAAAATTCACAACATGGTAGGAAGACCTTTACGCAAGATCACTTGTGGTGCTGCTCGTAAATATGATGGCAACCCATGCCAGGCTAAAGCCTTGGCTAATGGTCGATGCAAGTATCATGGTGGTATGTCTACTGGAGCTAAAACATTAGATGGTAAAATCAAAGCCTATTCAAAACTTAAACAATTCCAAAGCTATAGCGAAGAACAGATCAAAAGATATATTGAAAAGCGACATCGAGATCAACTTGATGAATGGGATACCACTAAGCAAGATCTGTTCATCAGCGGAGTTTCCAAGTCTAACGACAGTCTATGAATGGATGTCAAAGGATGACAAGTTTAAAGATAGTATCACCCAGGCTAGAATGAATGGAGCTTTAACTA